TGATAATTCATCATCCTTTTCTAGTTTATTTATGTTTCTCTCCGGATATTACTTCCAAGAAAATTTTTCCTATTCTTCCATTTCTGTCGCCTTGTCCCTGACCGGCAGCTCTCGCAGGTCCTCCATCAACTTGGTAACAGTGCCATTGCCACCGAGATTGTGATACTCGGTGTACATCTTTTCGGCAGCTTCCAATCCATGCAGCGTAATCCATCCGCGCTCGATATAGTGGTAGTACGCTTGAACTACCCTGTCCCGGAGCAGCGCCTGAATTCCCAGCTCAATCGCCTGTTGGCGGAGATCCTCCCGCTTCTGTCGCTGCCACATCAGCTTGACAATAAAGCCAAGACCGGTTAGAAGTCCTGAAAACAGAACTTCCAACCAGTACTTTGCAATCCACTCAACCATCCTCTCACCTGCTTATCGCTTAAAATAATCTTTGATGGATTCGACTACAGCCTGCGCCACACCTTCCGCTTTTGGAACAAACAGGTGCAACATCGGGGACTTGTCCTGATAGAACCATGGAATGTCTTTGACTTCCTCCAGAGGAATTTCCACTGCCCCAAGGAAAGACGGTTTAATTTTAATCATCTTGAGGTGATGTTTATAGAAACTCTGAGCCTTGCGGCTTTCCTTGTCATCCCGGTCAATTTCCTTGCCAAGGCGTTCTCCACTCATGCCCTGAATCTTGGTAGTTTTCACTTTGCACTGTGCTGCTTCCTCAACAAACAGAGTATACACAGGTTTTTCTTCTGAAATGCCGTAATATGCAGCATAAGA